CAACAGGCACAGCAACAACTTGGTCTGGGTGCTATCACAGGTGCATACATACCGCAAGCACAGATGCTGAACGTACAACAAGCGGCACAGCTTTACCCGCAGTTGCAACAGCAGGCTCAGTTGTTCGGTGCGGGGCAGTACGGTGAAACTATGATGAGTGGTCTTGAGGCTAGACTGATTGCTGAACAGGCACGAGCTAACCTGCTGGGACAAGTAGGAACAGGACTGTTAGGTGGTATGTTTAATCCTGTTGAGACAAGCGGTGGTGGAGTTACTTCTTTGTTTGGTAGCTTACTTGATACTATTCTGGGAGGCTAATCGTGGCTAAATTCTCACAAACATTTTTACAAGGTCTACTTCAGCCTTCTTATCAGCAAGGCTTGTTTGAGGCTGCGCGTGGTGTTGGGATGACTCCCGGTATTATGCGTATGCAACGAGAAGAAAAAGCAGAGCAAGCACAAGTTCAACAGCTCTTGCAGTCTAACATTAACAATCCTGCAGAACTTACTAGGCTTGAACAACAGTACAGGCTTCAAGGTAAAACAGACATTGCTGATATGTTTGCTAAGGCTGCTGTAACTTCAAAGGTCAACGTTAAGCAACAAGGGCGTGAAAGTATTTCTGTAATACAGCAACAGCTTATGCAAGAAACTGATCCAGCTAGGATGAAAGAACTTGAAGATGCAATGGTTGCCGTTGCTAGACAGACAGGTCAAGAAGATCCTTCTGCTTTAATTGGTAGAGCTGATAAATTACGAGACGAAAGAACAGCGCGTCAAATAAAACTAGAAGCACAAAGAGAAAAAGCTATTGCAGATGCTTACTATGCGGTTCCAGAAGAAAACAAAGAACAGTTTGTAGAGAATGCTAAAACAGCAGGGTTTAGTGACGTTGTTCAAAAACTTGAAACTGATCGTATGCTACACGAAGATTATCTTTTAAAGCGTGAGCAACGCATAAAAGACGCTAAAGCACCTTTAAATATTCCTTCTATTCAAAAACGTATTGACGCTTTACCTAAGAACCAACAAGCTCAGTTTCAAGAGCAGTTAGATCAAATTAACGAAAGCCAGCCAAACTTTGAAGAAGGTGGTACATGGAACACAGGTGAACGTGAAAGGGCTTGGCGGCAACTTGATTCTCTTGATAGGGCTTTGTCTAGTGCTAATGCTACTATGATTGCTACTACAAACAGTAGAATTAAAACCTTGAATAGTAGGTTAGTAAGTATAGATAAAGAACTAAATAAGCCCGCATCTAACCAGCAAGCAAAACAATTTATTGTTCAGGCGATTGAAGAAGTTAGCTCTGCAAGAATGACAGATTTTATACGACCAGATGTAAAAGCCACAAATCCAAAAGTGATAGAAAGAGCACTTGAGTTAGCTACTGCGGCTAAAAATGAAGCTCTTGCAAAAGAAAAAGAATCAATTCAAACAGAGCTAACGGAACTAGAAAAAACGTTTGAGCCTTTAGAAAAAACCACAGAGACCTCCACCGAAGATCCTCTTGGAATTAGAGTTTAATGAATATAGTTGAGTTTAGAAAAAAGAATCCTGATTATGATGATCTTTCTGATAAAGAATTATCTGATGCTTTGTATTCTAAATACTATTCAGACTTAGATAAAGATGAGTTTGAAACTCAGTTTATTGGGCAGACTTTTGAAGAAAGAGAACAAGAGCGCGCTAGTTTAGAGCAGGAGTTTGCAGTAGCTGAACAAGAACGTGCGGCTGCTCAGAGACTAATTGAAGGTGCTGATGACACTGTGCTTGAAAACTTAGCAGAAGGTATTCAAGAAATGTCAGCTGCCGGTGTAGGTGCTGTTGCTGATGTGGCTACACTTATTGCTTCTCCTGTTACGTATGCTTTAGAACAGACACTAGATGTAGATATTCCTACAGGTAGAGAAGCTTTGGCTATGATTGATCCTCGTCTCGATCCTAATCAACAGTTTATGGAAGAGCGGGGTTTGTTTGGTGCCGGTGGAGTGCGTTTGGCAGGAGAGCTTTCAACGGCTGGGCTAGGTTTTGCACAAGTAGCAAGAGATCCAACAAAGGTATCTTCCGCTGTTCAAGATATTGCTGGTTTGGGTATGACTAAAACTCCAGTAGCACCTGCCGCTGTAGTCGCAAAAGAAGGTCGTGAGTTTAATTTAGATACTGTTGAAGGTGTAAAAGACTTTGCAGACGATGCTGCTGTGCGTTTTGATGTTGAAGAAGCACGGCCTAAGTTTGAATCGTATGAAAAATGGGAATCAGTTGAGCTTCCTAACTACGAAAAAGAAATGGCTAAGTTAGGTAAGCAATGGGATAAAGCTGCAAAACAACTGGATAATGCTGAAGAGCGTTTAAGAAAAGCTAGTGAGTCTGGTGACGAAACTAGAATTGAAAAGGCTCAAGAAAACTTTGACAAGGCAAAAACAAAGCTGGACGAGTTAGAGACTAAAGTAGCTGACCCACCTGCTATGCCCAAGATTGATGCAACTACACAGCAGCGCCGAGACTTTATCAAACGAGAACTTACAGACGCTGGTGTTGCAGAAGATGTTATAAAAGCAGTTGTTCTTCCTCAACGATATCGTAAACCAAAACCTTTTGAAGAGCTTATGCAGTATGACCGCAATGCTATGAGCGGTATTTTCGATATTAAACCCAGCGCCACTATTAATATATACGACCGTCTTGCTCGTCCTGTTTCTGCTTTAGTGTCTAAAGTAGCTGGTTCAAGAGTAGGTGTGTTGTTTGAATCTAGTTTTGAAACAGCAGGTCGTAAACAAGAATTGTTTTTAAACAAGTACTATTCTGATGAGGTTAAAGATTCTTTTTCAGAGTTAGTTGATTGGGCTAACAACGATAATATTAAAAAATTGTTTTTAGATTTGTATAAGTCACCAGAAAATTTAAAAACAATATTACAAGAAGGTTCTTCTATGAGTGCAGAAGCTAATGCACTTTTACGTAATTTGGTTGCTGACAGTAAAGTACATCAAAAAGAAGCAAGTAGATTGTTTAAGGAAGAGGTACAAAAAGATGAAATTTATTGGGCGTCTGGTACTACACGTTCCAAAGATGTAGATGAAGGTCTTGGTCCCGACATTGAAACAGGTCGAAGAGTAGAGACAGGTGTTCAAGAAAGGGTTAGAAAGCCTGCTTCATCTATGGAACCCGACGAGCTGGCCGAATATGCTAATCCTATACTGGAGCAGGTTAATCGAATAGCTAAACAACAAACTCTTATTGAGCTTGCTAAATCTTTTAGAGTACGTCCCAGCTTGGGTCTTAAAGAAGATACTGGCGTTTTTTTTAAAGAGCTAGAAAATACAATAGCGCAACAATCTAACTCTCCTATTACTGGTAAACGAGTGGCTGATTTGGCTAACTCTACTTATATAGGAGCGCGTAGTCGACCTGCTAGTGCCATAGAAAGTTTTATGAGGCAGAGTTATGGTGGAACGCTAGGCCAGTTTGACTCTGCTTTTCTAAACTTACACGATGCTGCTGTGTCAATGGTTAAGAACGGTTTTGTCCCAACTATGAAAGGAATCCTACAGAAAGAAGGAATGAGGATTCAAGACTTTGGTATAGGGGGTAACAATAAAAACATTGGAGAGTTTCAAGCAGGGTTTGACGAGACACTGGAAAAAGGCTTGCTGCAAAAAGGAACTGAGTGGTATCAGGAAAAGTCTTTTAAGTATTCTGGTTTCAGAGCAATGGATAGAGTAGGTAAAGGTATTGTTCTTAGAGGCGCATTAAACGCCATGCGTCAAGCTGCAAAAACAGGTAAATTTAAACAATTTGAAAACTATTTCTCTCCGCAAGAAACTGCTTTGATTAGGAAACATTTAGTACAGAAAACATCTCTTGATGATATGCCTGATCAAGTAAGAGAAATTGTTTTACGTGGTATATTTAGCAGGCTAGGAGAACAACAACTTATTTCCGCAGCAGGTAGACCACTAAACTACTTGAAAAATCCAATGTTTCGACCTGTATGGGCTTTAACAGGGTTTGCGTTAAAACAGGCTGAAATGGCTAAAGTAGGTGTCGTAGATAATATTGCTTCTAAAAACTACAAAGAAGCTGGAAAGTTTGCAGCTGATTATATGATGTTTGCTGGCTTAGGTTACGGTTTAATTAATCAAGCAAGGGGAATACCTCAATCGATGTTAGGTAAAGAAGAAAAAGAGCCTAGCCTTGAAGGAGTAGTTTTAGACGCGATATCACAACCTATACAAGTAGCTTCTTTTGGTAAGCTAGGTGATCCATATGCAAATGCACAGTTTAGGCAAGACCCTGCTGGGTATCTTCTGGCATCACTTGTACCACCTACAGGCTTAATGGGTGGTATAGGTAAAGACTTAAGTGATCTTATTTTAAAAGGCGAGTCAGATTTTGAAAGTCTTAGAAGCGTTCCGGGCGGGGATGAACTACGAGCTTTAATAACATCGGAGCAATAATATGAAAGACAAAGATCATACAGTTTCCTATACGTCTATTGACTATCACAGTATGTGTCAACGTTCTAAAGACCGTGTTAAAAAGATGCAGGCTGAAGGAATACCTACGCCCCATGACCCAAAGGATAAGCCAGAGGACGTAGGCAAAAGGGAAGGTTACTCCATACTGTTTATGTCATAACTCACAGTTGTTACCTGTGCAGGCCAGTTGCTGTGACCCCTCAGTCATATCGCTGGCCTCTTCTATATCCCACGATATTTCCTTTGGAAAGTCCTTAACTAACTGGTTGTATGTCTTCTTGTCTATAGGTTCATAAGGTGCCTGCTGGTACGTGTGGTCTGAATAGGGTAGGAAACTAATACCTGACACCTTATCAAACTTGTTGTACAGCCACTGTCCCACCTCTAGAAACTCATTGTCACGATAGTAGCAGGTCATTGATGGCTTGTGTTCACACCAGTAGTCCTGATATATCTCCCACAGATCCAACTGCTCCATAGCACCTATGTCTGAGGCTGTCGCAGCGCCTTCAGGAGACGCTATAGGAAAGGAGAATACCCGTGTACTGGGGGACATTAGATCGTCCTCCACAGGGACACCAGCAGCCTCTAGGACGCTACAAAGTGGGTCACGAGCGTCAGCACGGACTCGCCTAATATATTGACTGCTGTAGCGAGGGTGAATCCCACTAGCACTATCGACCAGCTGACTAACAGTACCGCTAGGCTTAACTGCAGTAATAGCGACAGAAGGGTTAATGCCAAGCTGTTTAGCCCATTGTTCATTTGTAACAATAGCTTCATTACGCATCTCCGTAAGCCACTTCTTGAGTTTACCTTTGTCCTCTCGTCCTGACAGGATAGGATGATCCATGATACCCGTAAGGCTTACACCCAACAGTGCTTCTTCCTCTGTGTTTGTTTTCCACACGTTACGTAGATAACGAAAGTCAGTTAACGTAGCTTGTAGAGTTCCAAGGATAGCTGCAATACGTACTTTTCGTTTGAGGCTTGCGAGCGTATCGGTTGACCTGACAACAACTTCTGATAGGTTGCAGAATTGATAGGGTCGGAGGATGATTTCACTACATGGATTAGTTCCAAAATCATAGGTAGCATCTCTTCGCTCATTTCTTGCAGCTTGTTTTTGACTAGCCACTCTAGAAAAGACGCCTCGCTCTCCGGATTTCGATTCATACAAACTTGTCCATTCATTTAAGAATGCCTCAAAGTCAGGCTTCTCTGTGTAGCACGCTGAGTTATTAGCTAACCCTCTTTGTGGTTCATCTATGTACCACTGTCCATGCTTGCATCGTCTGAGTCTGTCGTCTGTGAGGTTGCTGAGACTGATGAGAGCGCTTCGTCTGACCCCTCCGACGACGACGATTTGAGCAATCTTGCAGCAAAGATCGTGGCATTCAATGGACGTAAGGCGTCGTCCAGAAGCTCCTTGAAAGAGTTCAACTGTGAACTTGAAGAGATCGACGAGAGGCTCAGGACCACTTGCACGGCCTCCGAAAGTCTTGAGTGTGGCACCTGCAGGTCGTATTCGGCTAACGTCCCATTGGGGAACCTGACCTGAGTACAGCAATGATACCAGCTCCCTAAACGATTTCGCCCATCCGATCTTCGAATCTGCAACATTAATAACTGTATCGGTTTCATGGAATGTCTCCGCTACTTCTGGCAACTTTGCAATGTACTGCCGTTCGACGCTGAAGCCTACGCCTGTACCGCACATAAGCACGTACATCATCTCATCAAATGCTTTGGGATGATCAATAGGAAGATAGCTACAGTTAAACCCTGCTACGTTGTCACGATCCAGAGCCTCACCTGCGGTCATCAGTGCTCGCATAGAAGGCATTACATCTAGATCATGTATAGCTTTGAACAGCTCTGCTACATCAAAGTCGTTGAGGTCTGCTTTGTCTACCCAGTAGTTGACATACCGATTGACTGTTTCTTCCCATGTTTCCCTACGATTCTCGTCTGGTAGGTATCGTGCGTATCTGCTTTTGTGTATGTATTGTTGATAAGCGTCCAATGATGCTACTCCTTTGTTGGTCTGTGTATCTTGTCCAGTTAACTATTTCTTCTACTGTTCTGTTACACCCTGTGCATTTATTATTAATAAGCTTGCATTGTTTTATACAGGGGCTATCCATCCACTAAGTAATTCCTAGTGTTTCGTTTTCTATTGCTGCTTTAGCTAGGCCAAGTAGTAAGTATACACCATCAGGGTATTGTTCGGTGGCTGTTAGTTCAAACACTTCACCGTCTTCGTACATGACAACAACGCATTTAATCTCTCTTTTTTCCTTCTCGTATTCAGCACTACGCATAGCCAGTGCTGCTAGGAACTCAGAGGTTTTAACATCTTCGTCTTTTTTCCTTACAAAATTACCTTCAACTATTTTCATCCTATCTCTCGCTGTATTAGCATTTCAATGTAGTGGATAGCTTTACGTAAATCCTCTACTCCGTTCTTATCTTTCCAGCGGGTAATGTATTTTACTGCGTTGGCCTCGCACCAATCCAACTTGTTCGCAAGAATAAAATCAACTGGTTGTATCTCATACTTGTTATAATGATTGCCACCTACTTGACGTTGGGTAGCTACGTTGCTTGGGTGTGACAGCTTACCGTACACTGTCTTGCTTGCTTTGTCCCACTGTTCAGGAGCAGCATCATTAACGCTACCTGAATAAGTAGTCCATTCGTTACTCATAACCTTCCTCCTCCAGATCAAACTTCCAACTGTTTGTGTTTACTTTGTCAGAAAACCGTTCAACTAACTCTTCAGACGTAATCTCTAACGCTTCCATGATAGTTACTTCATCATAGCGTGACGCTATTCGTTCTAGTATTTCGTCAAGAGTTAGCACCGTACTTCCCCCGCAGGTATGTCATAGATACAGGCATCTCATCAAATGTGCCGTTGTCTACTTCGTTCAGTACCCAAAGACCAGACCATGATCCGTTAGTCTGTGGGTTAAGGTACTCCTCATCATGCTGATAGTAGATGCCAGCAAACAGAGAAGTCATTCGTTTACCGGCTGCGTTTCTGTCGAATGCAATGTCTCTGTCTTGTACGTGTCCCATGATGCATGACATATGTTTCTTTTGGAGCAGTAGCTTTGCATTAGTGACTGGCCTGCCCATGACACCGCTAGTGAAAAAGTGGCAATAAGCAACACCGTCCACAATAATCGGCTGAAGATACGGATACACTTCCCAGCCCCTGAGATTGAGATCCTCATAACTCATCAGTCCTTCTAGCTTTGCATCGTTCTCCACGGCACGTTCAATGCGGTACTCATGATTACCTAGAGTAAAGATAAGACGAGGCTTCCATACCTTCTTCTTCATCCTACGCATACGTGACTGCTCTGCTCTGATGCAGTCCATGAATACCTGCATAGCTTCGTTGCCTGCTTCAACATCAGCAGAGTAACGTCTACCTTCAAACGACTTCTTACCAACGTCATACGATGACAACGATGGCATATCCCAATGGTCCCCCAGATGTATGATAACGTCAGGCTTGGTAGCAGCAGCGTAGCGTCCTGCCCAAACCATATGATCGATAGGATGATCTGGTTTAATCTGAGTGTCAGGTATCACTAGGTGTCTAGTCATTTTGTCCATCCTTTTGACCATATGATTGGTATTGTTTCAAGTGTGTACCATCTGATCCCTTGCTTGTCTGCCCACTCTGCCATTGTGTAGCGTGTACCATTCTTTCGTCTTTTGGATCCCGGCATTGGTGTCTTGGGACGTTGGAACAAAAATACCAGCTCCTCCTTTGGCCCAAGTGTCTCTGCGATGATGACATACTTACGCGCCTCCTCGGATGTACGGAACCTCCCCTTTGCTTCTATGTAGACAGTCTTACCACGGTCTGTGTAAACAAAGTCAGGCTCATAGTGCTTAGGAACAAGATAAAAGATGCGTTGTTCTGGGTGATACTCGCAGCACTGCATAATCTCATGTGCTGCTTTCTCAAACTTGGAATCATATTTCTTCATACAACTAGGTTGGTTAGTTCTGCTATAGGTAAGTTGTAGCAATCAGCTTTAACAACAAAGCCGTTGTCTCCATCTTTGTCTCCTTTCTTTAAGAACCTAGCACGATTAAAGTAGTCATCTTTGCTGCAATCTCCCAATACATACAACGCACCGCCTTCCATGTAGCGTGTAAAAATATACAGATCACAACCTTGATGAGTAGATGTGGCGGCTATACTGCAATCATAATAGGGCTTAGGGACAACAGTAGTACGTTTCGTTTTCACATCCACTGTTCTTCCATCATCAAGAGTAAGATCATAGTCTTTTGTAGGAGAACGCTCAACACCTAACAGATCAGCAACGATAATTTCTGCTAAGAATCCAGCAAAGTTTCCTTCTCCTTTAGTTATACTATTTCGTATGTGTCCCATCTCTTTAGCAAGTTCAAGGGCTTTGTTTTTCTGTTCATCTGTTGGGACGATAGTTTGCACTGCTAAACCTCCGATGGTTTTTCATACTTATCATCGTCTGAGCGCAACAGATACAGAAGTTGTAGACTCTCCATCAGTCTGTCTTCATCCAGATCGTTGTCCCAATAGTGAGTAAGACAAGTACTGTAACACTCCCACTCTGTTGTGCATGGGTCAATGATCTTGTCTGCTTTCTTAGGACCGATACCGTGGATGCCGGGGATGTTGTCAACCCTGTCACCCATCAGCGCCTGCTTGTACAACCAGCGCATAGCATCTTCTTTGTTAAATGCATTTAACATTTTCTTGGTGTAGTCATACATACGACAAGGTATCTGTTTGAAGTCTTTATCTAGTGAGCAGATAATAACATCGTGGTCTAGCTCAGTCGATTTCATTGCAATAGCATCATCAGCTTCCATGCCATTGACAACCTGTGCGTTCCATTCTGACACCATGAACTCACGTAACAGATTCTTGTGTACTGGTACTCGCTTGTCAGAACGATTACCTTTGTAGGGTAGGGTAACGGCAACCTCGTCCCTGAAGTTACCCTTACCCGTTAGGTACACAATACTGGATGTATAGTGCTTAGACAAATCCATGACCATCTCGGACAGGTAGTTGTCTAGGGTCTGCGTTGCAACGTCTTCAGTCTCTTCGTCACAGGCAAACCCTACACGGTACACCAGCATATCACCATCAATCAGTATCACAGAGCTTCCATCTCTTCGACTTCAGGTGCGTACTCTACAACCTCATCAATCACAAGACGCTTGAGTGTGGCACTACGACCTTTCTTCTTGAGGTACTCCCAATCGTAATACCCGATGAGGCACTTGGCTTTGGAACCATTACCCACAATGACTCCCGCTTCTGGGTCGTCCATGTCGTCTCGGGGTGTGCGTCCCTTGATAAGCATCTCAGATCCGTCTGGGTTGAATGCTCGGTACTTGTTGTTAGATTTACAGGTGATGTACGATCCACGCTCATCTCCTTTGTTGTTGATACTGATACCCATGTCTTCCAACGCAATGACCGCAGCGTCAGAAAGGTTGGCAAGATCAACTGTGTACTTACCAGCTAACTCATTCTTGTGAGTCAGGTTAGGCCAGAACAAGTCACACTTTACCATTACGTTGGGTGCTTCATTAGACATACGAAATATCTCCGTTAATTAAACTTACCATAATATTATACCACATAAAATAGAATTGTGCTAGTGAGTATCGCACCAACTAGTACCAACTCTATACTCTCCGTCCAGCGGACAGTTCAGTTGCAGGAGTTCACCTGCGAATACCATTGCGTTGACGCAAGACTTACCAATGAAGTCTGCATCTTCTGGTTTGCATTCTATCTGCCACTCATCGTGTACCTGTGCAACCAGCTTGAAGTTAACACGTTCCAACAAATCATACAGGATGACGATGGCCTGCTTCATCACTACAGCACCGGCACCTTGCAACAGTGTGTTGAGTGCTGCGTGTTGTGATCGTACCCGTATACGTCTGCCATCCAGTCCATTTAAGAACCCTGTCTCTGCATCAGTCATAACCTTTGACCGCAGCTTTGCCAGCGCAGGTGTGTTCTTTAGGAATGCTGCCTTGAGACGCTTACCGTGTGCGGCACTGCCTCCTACGACACTGCCTATCTTCGCATCACCTGCACCGTACAGGAACGCATAGATGAATGTCTTAGCCTGATCTCTTGTCTCTAGTCCTGCGGCTGTCTGGTTAGCTGTGTGTATGTCACCTGATAGTATCTCGTTGGTGTAGGATTCATCATCCATGTAGTGTGCAAGCATACGTAGTTCAAGACCGCTGGCATCAGCACCAACAAGAACACGGCCTTCTGGAACGGTGAACAGCTCACGACACTGCTTACCATACTCAGCCCTTACAGCAGGCACTTGAGCCATGTTCGGAGAGGAGTGCGCCATCCGTCCGGTGACAGCGCCGATGTGCCTGACTCTGCCATGTATTCTCTTGTCTTCGCCAACTGCTTTAATCCACGAGTCAACTTGAGAGGCTCGTTTCTGGCAGAGAAGATAACGTAGTATGATCTTTGCCTCTGGAATGTGAGTCTGCTTTTTAAGTGTCGCCTCATCGACTTTCGGTTTTCCTGCGGGAGTGAGTTCCTTCCACACAGCACCCTTGCCAACAAGCCGCTCTGCAATTTGTTGTCTACTACCGACATTGAATACCGTAACTTTGTCCTTGAGTTTCTTACCTGTCTTGTCACTGTACCTCTCCTCTACTATGGGTGGGAACACTTGTTGTAGGTCGTTCTCTATCCTAGTCATACGGGTAATCAGTTCGTCGTACAGCTTGACTGCACCATCCTTGTCAAACTCAAACCCGTTCTCTTCCTGATCCCTACAGATGAACGCAACGCTATGCTCCAGATCAACACAATGTTTAGTGAATCCAAACATCTGCATCTGTGACATGAGCGCATTGTGCAGACGTTCGGTTACGTCAACATCTCTTTTGCAGTACTCCACCATTTCATCAGAGAGTTCTTCCCAATCCGTATGCTCACCTTTAGGAAACCCGAGCCTAGTTCCCCAAGCAGCAAGGCTGTGACCACCATCCAAATCGGGATGAAACAAACGAGAA